CCTGCTTTTGCTATCGTTGGTTCTGACATGGTGCCTTGATAAACGATTCCCGATCCTTCTACTAACCCAAGGGGAGACCAGGCCTCCCACGCTGAGAAAGTCCCATCACGCATTTTCTCTCTCCAATGCGCATATGGGAAGACTCTCCAGTAAGCGTTCGCCTCAACGCCATACTTTGTAGCTATACCTGTGAAGAGAGCCAATGCTTCACAGTACTCTTGCTCGCCCCAGTACACCAATTCCCTGAGGACTTCGCTCATGCCATTCGCGAGGTGGTCCGGTCCAGAGAGAACCGAATCCTTCTTCACGAGCAGTGTTCTCGCCATTGACTTCTTAGAGAGGCGCGCGACATACCTCCCTAACTCATCATCCCATCTAAACTGACGCTTTAGGAACTCCACTCCAAAGATGTCCTTCCTCGATATCTTATTGAGCTTCCCTCCATCAGTCACGACCATCCCTGTCGTCTCCAGGAATGCTTCCTCGACGTCAAAGCGGATCTCCTCAGCACGTGCCCAGAGCAGGTCATCCCCGTATGTCGCCAGGCAATTCTTCGCCCGAAAGTCCAGGTGCTTCCGGAGCTCCGGTGATGGGAACGGGGACGAGAGGAAGTTGGACACAAACTCCCTGACAAGCTCGTCGGGGATGGACGCCACCTCGCGCTCTCTAGAGTAGTACACCTGCCTACTCCCGAGACTCATGCGTATCCCGTTCTCCTCGACAGTGTCGATCTTTCCTGAGGCATTCCACGGAGCGAGGAACAAATCTCCCTTGATGCTGAACACTACGTTGGCCGCGGTCGCTGTGAGAAGCTGTATCATCGCAGGATCACAACCGGCAGCCTTAGCGACTGCGTATTTCGCCAACGACACGTAGTACAGCGCCTTCGAAGTGTAAGACTTGTCGACTTTCTTCCCGTCGGCATCATAGATAATATCTAGAGCCGGGTTCACCGAGGCCAAATGGGTGACAACGTCATTGCACCCGCTTCCTGTCATGTTAACGCCGACAAAACTCTCGAAGAAGGAAGGATACGCTCTCATCGCGAGGATATACGGTATGAACTCGGCCTTGAGACGCGTGTTAAGGGGCTCGGGGAGGTTCGTAAACACTCGTGGGATCTTGCCGACCTTCAGACCCTCGTCTTTCAACGACGCCTCACCGATAATCAACGGCACATTCCCTCGGCTCAGGATGGCAGCTATCTCCATGTCCATCCGCGCAGTCTCGGGAGAGCGCAGGGACCCCGCAGTAGGATCAAGGACTATGTGATGAAACTTCTTCTCCTTGAAGGGCGGTCCGACTGACGTCCTCAGATTGACGCTCTTGACGGCTGTGCCAGGAATACCACTCAGCGCCTGCTCTGGCGAGAGAGGCTGAAATCCGCTGAAGTCAATCTCCTCGATCCCGGACAAATAGTCCGCAAGTGCGACCCAGAACAGCTTCGAATCCTCTTGGGCACGATTGCTAGCGGCGAACGCCTCCACAAATGGAGACCACCATACCCCATCTCTCATGTAGCCCCCGAACTTCGGAAACACCCAATAATCAGGCTCGCCGCACCACTCAGTGGCTAGCGCTGCGAAATCCTCTTTCGCAATGCTCCACTGAAGAGAAGTCTTGTTGGAAGACCCCGAGCCAGGGGGGTAAAGCTCCCCGATGGGATAGACGAG